GTCGATGGTCACTTGACGAGACAGCACTTAAAATATTTCAGGCCGTTAGAGATTACCGTCCCGTATCGGTTGGAATCGAAAGAGGTATTGCTAAACAAGCAGTAATGTCTCCTTTGATGGACATGCAGAAACGCTATGGCATGTTCTTTAGAGTAGAAGAACTTACGCACGGCAACAAGAAAAAAACAGATCGTGTTATGTGGGCGTTGCAAGGACGATTTGAAAACGGATACATAACGCTAAACAAAGGAGAGTGGAACAGTAGGTTTCTTGACCAGTTGTTTCAGTTTCCAGACCCATTAACCCACGATGACTTGGTTGACGCTTTAGCGTACATCGACCAGTTAGCAAATGTGGCTTACGACTACGATTACGAAATCGAAGACCACGAAATCTTAGACGTAGTAGCAGGATACTAATATGAGTGATTTATACGAAAACGAGCCTCTGATGATCCAAGAAGCCCTAGAAGACTGGGTTATAACTAAATGTGAAGACTGGAGGGATTACTACGAAAGCAATTACGAAAATAGATTTGAAGAGTATTATAGACTATGGCGTGGTCAATGGGATCCTGCTGACAGCCAGCGTGGGTCTGAGCGTTCCCGTATTATTTCTCCTGCACTTCAACAGGCAGTTGAGTCTAATGTAGCAGAATTAGAAGAGGCTACGTTTGGACGTGGAAAATGGTTTGATGTTAGTGACAACATGGGTGACACTGACAAGCAAGACGTACAATTTCTTCGTAACAAACTTACGGAAGACTTTGAAGAGTGTATGGTACGTAAAGCCGTTGCAGAATGTTTGATTAACGCTGCAGTGTTTGGTACAGGCGTTGGTGAAATTGTTATTGAAGAAATGAAAGAGATGGCTCCGGCTACTCAACCAATCATGGGAGGTGATCTTCAAGCTGTTGGTGTTAACATCACAGAACGTGTCAAGGTAAAACTTAAACCTGTACTGCCTCAGAACTTCTTAATTGATCCTGTAGCTACATCTGTAGAAGACGCTTTGGGTGTGGCTATTGATGAGTTTGTTAGTATGCACCAAGTAGAACTACTACAAGAACAAGGTGTGTACCGTGACGTTTATGTTGGTCCTGCTGCTCCTGACACAGATCTAGAGCCTGATCAAGACATTACTATTTATAATGACGATAAAGTACGTTTGACTAAGTACTACGGTTTAGTGCCACGAGAGCTTCTAGATGCCGCTACAAGCGACGATGATGAAGAAGTAGTAGGTGAGGAAGGTTCTGAGTCGCGTTACGTAGAAGCCGTTGTAGTAGTTGCTAACGGGGGTATTCTTCTTAAGGCTGAAGCTAATCCTTATATGATGGTGGATCGTCCTGTTGTTGCGTTTCCTTGGGACGTAGTACCCGGACGCTTCTGGGGTCGTGGAGTATGCGAAAAAGGTTACAACAGTCAGAAAGCTTTGGACACAGAGTTGCGAGCTAGAATCGACGCACTAAGTCTTACTATCCACCCAATGATGGCTATTGACGCTACTCGTTTACCACGAGGTGCAAAGCCAGAAGTACGTCCCGGTAAGATGATCTTAACTAGTGGAGACCCTCGTGAAGTACTCCAACCTTTTAACTTTGGTCAAGTTAACCAAATTACTTTTGCTCAGGCCGGAGCATTGCAGCAGATGGTACAGCAAGCAACAGGAGCCGTTGACTCAGCAGGAATTGCAGGTCAGGTTAATGGCGAGAGCACTGCCGCTGGTATTAGTATGTCTCTTGGCGCTATTATTAAACGTCACAAGCGGACACTAATTAACTTTCAACAGTCGTTCCTGATTCCATTTGTTAAAAAAGCAGCCTATCGGTACATGCAGTTTGACCCAGAAAACTATCCTGTAGCTGACTATAAGTTTAATGCAAGTAGTACTCTAGGCATTATTGCTCGTGAGTACGAGGTTACTCAACTAGTACAGTTGTTGCAGACTATGGGCAAAGACTCTCCGCTGTATAACACGCTTATTCAGTCTGTTGTAGATAACATGAACTTGTCTAACCGTGAAGAACTTCTTGCAGCATTAGCTCAAGCTTCACAGCCTAATCCGCAAGCACAACAAATGCAGCAACAAATACAACAATTGCAAATGCAGTTCCAGCAATCACAAACTGCAGCACTATCTGCTCAGGCGCAAGAGTCACAAGCACGTGCTGCTAAGTTAGCTGCAGAGGCTCAAGCAGTGCCGCAAGAACTAGAGATTGACAAGATTAATGCTATCACCCGAAACCTTCGTGAAGGTGACCAAGAAGATAAAGAGTTTGAGCGACGTATGAAAGTTGCTGATACTCTCCTCAAAGAAAAGCAAATAGAAGGTAAAACTAATGCTAATAACGCAAAAAGAGATGCAGCTCCTGCTAGACCAAATCAACAACAAGTTCAGCGACCAGTTCAGCCGATTGGACCAACTGGAAGCCAAGGTGGAGGAACTCAGTAATGCCCAAGTCAAAGGACCCAAAACTAGCACGAGCGGGCGTAAGCGGGTACAACAAGCCAAAGCGGACGCCTAGTCACCCGACTAAGAAGTTTGTAGTAGTAGCCAAAGAAGGCGACAAAACCAAGACCATACGTTTTGGTGACGCCAAGATGACTATTAAAAAAGATCAACCTGCACGTCGTAAGTCGTTCAGAGCACGTCACAAGTGTGACACAAATCCACCTAGTAAACTAACAGCACGATATTGGTCGTGCAAAAAATGGTAAGGAGATAGTTATGCCAATGGGACCGGGAACATATGGAAGCAGAGTAGGACGACCGCCTAAAAAGAAAGGAATGGGTAAAGCCATGTCTACTGCTGACTTTAATAAAAAAGTAGCTGCAATTAAAGCAAACACTAAGTTAACTGCTGCTCAAAAGAAAACACAAATAGATAAAATGATGAAAACTAGAGTTGCTCGTAAAAAAGCTGGCGAGCCTATGAAAGCAAAAATGCCAAGGAGATAACTATGCCGGGTAAAAAGAAAAAAGTTAAAAAGCCTTATGGCTACTAAAAAAAAGAAAGCTAACGACGCTTGTGCGCGTAAGGTTAAGTCTAGATACAAAGTCTGGCCTTCCGCGTACGCTTCTGGTGCAGTAGCCAAATGCCGAAAGGTAGGAGCTAAAAACTGGGGTAATAAAAGTGGCCGTAAGAAAAAGTAAAAAGGGTGCTGCTCTTAAAAAGTGGTTTAAGGAAGAGTGGGTAGACGTTAAGACAGGTAAACCCTGTGGACGTAAATCTGCAAAAGGCGATAGCAAACGTCCTTATCCTTCTTGTCGACCTAAAGCCGTTGCCGCTAAAATGACTAAAGGTGAAAAGGCTTCATCTGCACGTCGTAAAACAGGGCCAGCTAAAATTAAACATGCAGTAACAGCGTCAGGACGTAGAAGAAAAACTTCTAAAAAGTCTTGACATTTAACAAAATGTATGGTATAATATAACTATACAGTAAACTTTAGAGGAAACTATGACACCCGAGCTTGAAACATACTTTAACAATTACAATGAATTGTTTAATCATGAAGGTTTCAAACAACTCGTTAGCGAACTTTCCAACAACGCAACGCAGTTAGCAGACATTCAAACAGTTAAAGATCAGGAAGATTTGTACTTCCGTAAAGGTCAAGTAGCTGCTTTCGCTACTGTTATAAATCTACAAGGTACTATTGAAGCTGCTCGTGATCAAGCAGAAGCAGAGGCTGAAGAACCCGTAGATGTATAAGATATATGACTTCCGTTGCACTAACGGACACGTCTTTGAAGAAATGGTAGAGAGTAACGTTACGACCAGTAGGTGCGGTTGTGGCGCGAATGCTACACGTATGGTATCTGCCCCGTCCTTTCACCTTAATGGCGCTGATGGTTCATTCCCCGGCGCTCATATGAAGTGGGTTAAAGAGCACGAAAAAGCAGGTAAACAATAACATCTCCATAATGATAATGATCACGGAGTTTAATTATGTCTAGAGCAACGATTCTAGATCTGCCCCCTGAAGAGGAAAACGTAGATCAAATCGAAGAAAACGAAGTAGCAGAAGAGATTCAACAAGAAGAAGTTGAGCAACCTCCAGAACCTGAATCAACCTTACCAGAAAAATATAAAGGTAAGTCTTTAGAAGAAGTTGTACAAATGCACCAAGAAGCTGAAAAGCTACTGGGTCGTCAATCTTCTGAAGTAGGTGAACTTCGTAAAGTGGTGGATGATTACATTGCTACTCAAACACCCTCAGCACCTCAACAGCAACACGTTGAGCCTGAAGAAGATATAGATTATTTTACAGATCCTCAAGCAGCTGTTAACCGTGCTATTGAGAATCATCCTAAAATTAGAGAAGCAGAGCAGTACACTGAGCAGTACAAGAAACAGTCGTCACTTGCTACGCTTCAAGCTAAACATCCAGACATGCAGACGATACTTAGTGATCCTAAGTTTGCAGAATGGATTAAGGCATCTAAGATTAGGACTCAGTTGTTTGTAGCAGCTGACCAACAGTACGACGCTGACTCTGCGGACGAACTCTTCTCACTCTGGAAAGAACGGAAGACAGTAGCCCAGCAGACCGCCCAAGTTGAAAAACAGGCACGTAAGCAGACACTTAAGGCAGCTAACACAGGCAACGCACGAGGCACTGGAGAGGGTTCACGTAAGAAGGTATATCGCAGGTCCGACTTAATTAAACTAATGAAAACAGACCCTGAGCGTTATCAAGCATTATCTAATGAGATATTACAAGCTTATGCGGAGGGTCGGGTCAAATAATCTAAAGGAGATTAATCATGGCTAACGAAACTTCGGGAACTTACTTCACAGCTAATGCTGTGGTAGACAAGACAGCAGCAGGTACTTTCATTCCAGAAATCTGGAGTGACGAGATTATTGCTGCATACCAAAAGAACCTCAAGATGGCTCCTCTTGTCAAGCGCATTCAAATGTCTGGCAAGAAAGGCGATGTAATCCACATCCCTAAGCCTACTCGTGGTTCAGCTTCTGCTAAGGCGGAATCAACTGCGGTAACAATCCAAGCGAACCTTGAGTCAGAGTTGCAGATCAGTGTAGATCGTCACTTCGAGTACTCACGTCTGATCGAAGACATCGTTGAAGTACAGGCTCTCAACAGCCTCCGTCAGTTCTACACAGAAGACGCTGGCTACCAGCTTGCTCTTAAGGTAGACACTGACCTTATCAACGCTGCTACTGGCTTCGGTGACGGTACTCGTACACAGTCTCCAGCTAACACTGGTGCTAACTGGGTTAACAGCAACAGCTATTACTTCAATGCCGCTGCTGGCCTTGCTGCTTACGCTGCTGACACTGTAACTTCAGGCGACAACTTCACTGACCTTGGTTTCCGTGAGGCTATCAAGAAGATGGATGACGCTGACGTTCCTATGGAAAACCGTGTCCTCGTTATTCCACCTGCAGTACGTAAGTCTATCATGGGCATCGACCGATACGTGTCTTCTGACTTCGTAGGCGGACGTGGTGTAGAGTCTGGCCTCATCGGTAACCTCTACGGCGTAGACATCTACGTTTCAAGCAACGCTCCAGTAATCGAAGCATCAGGTCAGAACAGTGCTTCTACTGCTGACACTCGTGGTTGCTTGTTCTTCCACCAAGATGCTCTCGTAATGGCAGAGCAAATGGCTGTACGTTCGCAGACACAGTACAAGCAGGAATACCTGTCAACACTGTTCACTTCGGACACTCTGTACGGTGTACAAACATACCGTCCAGAAGCTGGCTTCATCCTCGCAGTTTGCGACGAGTAAGTCCACTAGGGGGTCAGCAATGGCCCCTTTTCCTTTCTCCTCCTTCTTCTCTGCAATAGGACTTTCCGATGTCGAACTACACTAAGACTACAGACTTTGAAGCTAAGGACTCGTTACCTACAGGCGACTCAGGAAAGATCATCCGTGGCGCTGAATTTGAAACAGAGTTCGATGCAATCTCCACAGCTATTGCAACCAAAGCTGACACAGCAGGGCCTACGTTTACCGGAACCCTAACCTTTGAAACTATTTCTGATGGAACGATTGGTGTTACTGCATTCGTTGATGAAGACGATATGTCGTCTAACAGTGCAACTCTGGTTCCTACACAGCAGTCCGTAAAAGCGTACGTTGACTCACAAGTCACTGCACAAGACCTAGACTTCCAAGCTGACACTGGTGGTGCGCTTAGTATTGATCTAGACAGTG